TTTGGCCCAGAGGATTTCCTCGTCTTTTTGAGGTTCGGCCAGGCCTAGAAGGTCTCGGATATCTCGGCCCCGGATTTTTAGCCCCATCTCATAGGCCATCCGGATAGCCCGCAACCGGTCTTCGGCGTCCGGTTTTTCCGTTTCGATCACCAGGCGCAAGGGGTTTTCGGCTACCCAAGGCCAATTCCAGCGAACCAATCGAGCTACTAGGTCCGTGGTCAAGGTTTCCTGCAGGTTGATGGCATCCGCCTTGACGATCTGAAGGAAGGTATCCAGGTGAATGCTAGCCAGGTTGCTTCCAAGGCCGGTAGCATGGGCTTCGGTCGTAAGGGTCTGGCCCAGGATATATCGTTTGATCTGGTGACCGAAGTATTCGGTGATGATTTCTTTGATTGCCGCTGCCCCGGCCATATTGCGTTCGATCACTTCGACGCCGAACATCTGGCCTTCGGGACCTACGGGGCGGGGGATAACCAGGATATTGCGGGCATTACCGATCCGTTCTGTAGCCGCTTCGATGGTTGCTTTTTTGGCCTGTTCGCTGCCAGCCGGGTAGTACCATAGCTCCAGCCCAAAGGCGCTTCGTTCCAGATACTCCATCAGCCAGGCTAAGGCCTCTTGTTTCTGGTACCAGGTCCAATAGATGCGGCTTCGGATTCCCACACCAAAAATCCGGGCGGCATTCTCCGGGCTATGGAAATCCCCGTCTTCGACCATATGTCGATGGATCACCAGCAATTCCCGGTAATGCGGCGGCGGGAAATAGGCAAGCCCGTTATGGGTAGGCAGAATCTGGCCGCCTTGCCGTTCTGCCCATTCCCGCCACGATTGAACATAAGAGGCCGATTGGTGTTGGCCAATTCGGATTCCCACACTATCTGGATCGTAATCCCCGCTTTGGTCATCCCAGCGCCAGACCAATTTATCTCCATGGAGCGGCCTCCAGGCAACAACACACAAAACCGGTTTTCCCCGCCGAAACTTCCACCGCACCGTATTCACTACGGCGTACCGGCCATACCATAGGGCCTCCAAGAGGGTTTCTCGATACTGATAGAACCGGGGAATCTGTCGCAAAATCCAGGTTACCGTTTCGGCCATTTCCTGTTGCTGGGGGTCTTCTGGATCGTCCGGTTCCAGGTGCCAATCCAGGAGGGCAACGGCCCGTTTGCGCACCTCCAGAGGCTCCATAATGGCCGCATCCTGCCGCATGTGTTGAGCGTTTGCCCAACTATGTTGAAGGGCCTCATCACTGGGCAGATAGGTTCGGCTGGCTCCACCGATGGCCCCCTGAAAGGTCAAAATATGAGGAATTGGAGGCTGACCTAAAGCAGGTGCCATACCTGCTTGGCGTAATGGGATTTCAGGATTTTTTTCGGAATTGGGCAAGGAAAAACTTTCTTGCTGGCCCGTCTGGCCGTCGATAAAAAGGATTTCATCAGGCATCGGATTGTCCTTTTTAACCTACGCCAAAAAGTTTTACCCGTTCGGGCGGGATTGGCCCTGTAGGGGAAAAGGTCCGTACTGTTTCTAAAGGTTTGAGCGACCGAATCCATTGCCCGCCAGGAAGCTGTACCAACCGGGGCAGGAAGACTTCCGCATAGGGGCCGGTCCAATTCCCTGGCTCCAAGGGCATAAAGGTTGCCTTCCGGGGTACATACCCTCCGGCAACGGCTACCAACCGGTAATCAAACCGATGGCCGCTTATGGTCCCCCTGATTCTGAGGTTATCCCAAATCCATTCCCCCTTGCTGGGGGCCTCCAAGAGGTCCAAAAACATTTGAGGCGGCACGAAGTAGTAGGCATAGATAGGGCCGGGGCCGACTTTGATCCAATCTTTGGCTTCTTTATCCCATTTTTTCTGCCAGAATCGAACGAAAAGCGTTCCTTCCACCCGATCATAGGCGATGGAATGCACATTGGAACTTTCGACCTGTTTGAATTGGCCCGTATGAAGAGGATGCTCAGCCGGTATCTGCCAGATACCCTCTTGTGGCCCCATATCGACGTAGGAGGGGCCTTTGGCTTCCGGCGGCGGTTTGAGTGGACCGGTAAAAAGCTCCGGCCCCTCCGGGCCAAGCCCCTCCGGCGGTATAACCCCTTCGGTCTGCCGCAAAAACTCCCATGCCGCCCGCCGGGCACGCTCATAAAGGGGGCTATCTTTCGAGAGGCCCTTGGGGCTAGGAAGGACTTCATATCCGTAGGCCTGCAAGTACCGGATGGCCGCCTGCAATATCCAGGCGTACCGATTCGGTGCTTGCCACCATGCCTTTCCTTCTCCGCCGAAAAAAGAAAGCAAGAATTTCCCTATCGGCCCCAAGCTTTCTAGCCAAGCCCGAACCAAGTCCCCAAGATCATCTTGCCGCCGACTGTAGCGCTCTATGACAAAACCAATGTCGGCCAGCCGCATGCCCATCATTCCCCGGAGGGCTAAAGGGCTAGGCCCAAACTTCCGAAGGGCACCCAGAACCGCCTGCACCTCTTCCCACCGGGGCCGATGCCAGGCCGCCTGCGCCAACTGCCCAATCGGGCTAGACTCAAAAAGCTTCCGGGCCTCCGACCGGGCTGCCTGAGATGCCTTTTTGAACAAAGGAGTGTAATCCATTTTACCTCTTCTGTATTGCTTTTTCTCATCATACCGAAGCATCCAGGTACAATTCGGCCATTTTGAGATTACCGGCCCCACTCAAACGGAATGCTGAATCGACTTCCAGGCCTGTATTGCAGGGTTTCTACCCGGCGGGGTGCATGTTCTGTGAGCACTCGGAGGGCCATTTCTAGAGCGTCGGGGCCATCGTCGTGTTGCCCCTGGGGGAATTGGCGAAGTTGTTCTACAACCAATTTAGCTCCGGCTGTCTCAGCAAACCGAAGCTCCCGATTGGCAAGCCATGGCCCTAACCGCCGAATGCGCAAGAGCTTCGGAAAATAATTGGTGATGTGCACTATCGGCAGTTGTACCTGCCAACCCTGCTTGGCTCGGCGTTCCAGTTCCTGGGCAAAAAGTACCTGGAATTGATTGGTCTCTACCGCTACAAAATCCGGCCTGAGCCTGTCCCACAGGTCTAAGGCCTGATCCAAAGTGGCCATGGGGGGGCGAACGGCCAAATCGGCATCTACATAGATCAGGCCGGTTTTTTGCTCCAGTCCCACCCAAACAATGGCCGCATAGTCGCTGGCTGCATCTTCACGGCCCCGGCTAGGATCAATGGCCATGACCAAAGCGGAAAAATGCTTCCGATCTGGCCATTCCTCATGGGGAACCCATAGCCAAGGGCCGAAATATTCTGGAGGCCATTCGACACCTCCGGCTTCTGTAGGAGATTGCTGATAAAGGGCGGCGAATCCGCCGGGATCAGCCCGTTGAATTTCTCGAAGTTCTTCTGCAGAGATAAGCTCCGGCCAAAGAGCTTCTCCCGGCCGTCGGGGATCGTATTCAGCCGGGTTGTTTTCAGCTAAAGCAGGAAGCCGAATTGCCTCCCATTGGCCCAGTTGACCTTCCAGCGAAAGAATCCGGCCTACCAGGTCTTCTAGGTGCCAGCGGGTCATTACGACAAGGACTCTTGCTCCGGCGGCCCGGCGGGTCCAAAAATCCCGCAAAAACCATTCCCAAACCCGCTCTCGAAACACAGCCGATTGGGCCTCTTCGGCGCTTTTGACCGGGTCGTCGATGATCCCGTAATCGAACCCAAACCCGGTAATAGCTCCTCCAACGCCTACGGCCCGTAGATATCCGGCCCGGCCTACCAATTCAAAATGTTCATCGGTCCTTTTGTATCGGCCTTGACTCCGAAGTCCTGGACGGGGCAAGCGCACGTGGGGAAAAAGCTCACCATAACTTGGGCTTTCTATGATTCGTTGGATATCCCGGCTATTCGCTTCGGCAAGAGCAGCAGTATGGGCGGCCATGATGATTCGGGCGTCCGGGTTTTGGCCCAAAAGCAAAGCGGGAAGCCGTCGGCTGATGAGTTCCGTCTTCCCATGCCTAGGCGGAAGACACACAATCAGCCGACTACCAGGTGTAGCCGCCCATCGGTCTAACCGGGCGGCAAGTACCCGATGATACCACCAGGGGCGGTATTCTGGAAAAGTCCAACAGGTAAAAGGTAAAAGCTCTTGCCGGGCACGGCGCCGCCAAAGCTCTCGAAGGTAAGGTCCTATGGGCTTTTTCATTCATTGCCGCCGCCCCAAAGTTCCTCCAGATTCTCGTAGCCCAATTCTTTGAGTTCCCGCCGGGCCTGGGCTAAAAGTTCTTCTTCGCTCATTTCGGCTAGCTCATGATAGACTGGCCCAATAGGCGGGGTTTCTGGCCGGAATCGGGGCCGATAACTGGAAAGAAGAAAAATCAAAAGTCGATCCGATCCGGTGGTTGCCCGTTTCCAGGCCTCCAGTTCCAGTCGATCTAAGGCGGATTCCCTAGCCTCCAAAAAAGCTTTGCGATACCGTGGCTCGAGAAGCCACCGGTAATGGCTACTTCGAGCCACTCCGGCCAGTTCGGCGGCCTGTGTAATATTTGCAATTTGCGAAATGGCCGTTAAGAATCGCTTTTGGGCTGGGCTTAAATCTCCTCCCGCCCCAGTTTCGAGGATTTGGGGAGGGCTTCCGGATGTAGGACTTCCGGTTGGTTCGGATCGGCTTCGGTTTCGGCATTGTGCTGATTGGCTTGATTGGGAACTGGCGGCCTTCGTCTTCGATGCCGAAGCCCGTCTCTTGGGAGTCGAAACCTTTTTCTCTGGATGTTTCGGATCGCCCATCCCCACCATGTCATTTTCGGCCTTTCTATCGGAAAATTGAAGCTACTGTGTTCGCTACCAGCACGCCTACGAAAGCGGCTACCCCGGAAACAACCCATAAAATGGCAGAAACCTTTGTGCAAAGGCCGGTATTCCCATCGCCAAAAAGCGTTTTTTCGACTCGATCCAGACGCTTGCCGTAACTGTCGTAAATAGTCCGGATTTCCGTAAGGCCGGATTCCATCTGCGCCTGAATGGCCGCTAAGCGTTCCTCGATTCGGCGAAACTGCTCTAGGCAGCGAAAAGGCGTTTCATCTTTACACAATAGGTCTTTCGGTACCATGGCTAGCCTTCTAAAAGCGCCTTTTATTCTTCACTGCCTGCCCCGCCTGGCCCCCAACTGGTAGCCCGAACCCCATAGGCCTCGTCTGGCACACCCCGACTTCCACTGATTTCGATCACCCCATCGCCATGCGAATTCCAGAGCTGCCAGATCACCCGGCCCTTATCACAGACAAGTCCCACACACACCAAGGCATGCGCCCACCAGTTATAGGCTACATAAAGAGGTCTGCCTGTAGCCAAGATCGTCAGGCATTGGCGGATCACGTCTTGGGCTGTTCGGTTCGTATTGACATCCCACCACTCCAGGGGCCGGTATTTTTTTGCCTCCTCTTGCCAGCCCGGACGAAAAGTACTGGGCCGGAGATTGTATTCCGGCACGTATTCGACAGGAGCAATGCCACGCTCTCTGGCCCCGGCAATGGCCCGGTCGCAATAGTAGCCGGAGTTTCTCCAGTTGACAAGCCAGCCCAAAGAAAATGGGCTTAGCCGAACCGGTTTTTGCCCTTCCGCTGCCCGGCAGCCCATCACGGCTGCCGTAAGACCATAGGCCCAGCAATAGCCGTAACCGTCTTGATACCACTCTTTCATAAGACCGGTATTCTCTAGGTGATAAATCGGGAAAATCTTTTCCTTATGGCAGCGCTCAATGGTTTCCGGAACCTTTTCCCAAGCAATCAGAGCGTCGGGGTATTCTTCCATGGGAATTAGCCCCAGCGCCCGGGCATCATCACTAGCATAGGCGGTAGTACGGGGCAGGCATTCTGGACGCCCATCTTCTGTAGCCGGGATATAAAGAAGGTCTTGCCAATTGCTCTCATCAAACCGTTTCATGGTGTGGTCTCCTTCTATCGAAAACACCTTCTACCCAGACATCGGGCGGGCAGAGAAGTCTTAGGCTGTTGTGGCGGAGAATTCTCCTGGGCGGGCGGATTTTCCAGCAATTTCCAAAACTCCGCCGTATTGGCCGGGAGCGGGAAAACTCTGATCTGCCCGCCTGCCATGGGAGCCAAAAGCACTACCGGAAGCCGATACCCCCTAGCTGCCTGAAACCAAGGTTTCATTTCTTCTGTGGCCGTACCCGCAACGTCCGGGTCTAGAATACCCACCAACCGATGCCCCTTTTGCTGAAGCTCCTGACGAACAGTCAAACTGGCAAGCAAGGTCTTCTGATCGGCTGTTAAGTTATCCAGATCATTCGACTCGATTACGATAGCCACCTGCCATTTTGTATCGGGCGGAGGGGGCGGCGGAGGCGGAGGAGGCGGAGGAGGCGGAGGGGTAGGATCAGGCGGAGTAGGCCCAGGCTGGGGCCGATACGGTTGGGCCGACCAGGTGAATTTCTGGACCTGGAGTTTGCCATCCACCACGG